TTATAGTAAAAACATCTTACATGGATGTGCTGGAGAAGATGCTGAGAAAGAGAGGCGGAAAAGTGGTTATGAGCGGTGTAAGAGAAATGACCTTAGCAGAGGAGATAAGAAATCTGGCAGATCTGGGAGTAGATCAGAATGTTATAGACAGAATGACACAGAAATATAACAAGATGCTTACAGATCATGGAAATACCTGTAATAAGATCCGAGAGGAAGTATACAGAGAGGTAAGAGGCGTAAAGGCGGAGCTGGCGGAGAAAGAAACTATCATAAGAGTATTAACAACTCATATAAGAGAGAAAGAGCTACTGTAAGAGGTAGCTCTATTTAATTTCATTCTCCTTACTGAAATTCCTATGAAATGAGGAAAAGGCGGAGGAGGGCGGAAAAGAGGCTTAAATAAAGCAATAATACTAAATAAACATATAAGAGTAGTTAATGTAGTAATACAAAGAAAAAGAAAAACTAATTTCAGTACTATAAAAGAAAACATAGTAAGGAAGATAGATAGAAAGAAAATAGAGGGAATTAACGGATAACAACAGGAATGTAAGTAAAACTGTAGAAATTCCCTCCTATTCACAAAGAGCAAAGAAAGGAGGCGGATCGAGGGTGGCTAATACATTGAGTAAAGAGAATGAGCTCCAGAGGAAAGCCTTTGAGCTGTATTATGGCTTAGGAGATAAAAGATCCCTTAGAGCGGTAGCAGAAACCATAGGAAGAACAGAGAGAACGGTAGCAGGGTGGAGCAGGGCTTTTAACTGGGTAGCTAGAGTAACCCAGAGAAATATAGAGAACGCTCAGAACAGTAACGAGGCTAAGATCACAGCGGAGTTAACGGATGTACGGACTAAGTACCGTATCCTTATCAATAACCTTATGGCTGATTTTAGTAAGGATATTGCACAGGGCAAGGTAAAAGTAAAGAATATCAACGATTTTGAGAGGCTTGTTAAGCTGGATATGCTCCTTATGGGAGAGGCTACAGAGCGTGTAGAGAGTGGCGGTACACAGGAGCTCTCACAGGATGCTAAGGATCGTTTAGATGAAATCGCTCAGCTTATGAAAAGTGCTAAGAAGTAGTGCAGATTGCACAATGGGTATAAGGTTTTTCTCTAGGGAAAATACAGAGCCATTTGTAAGAATTGCACAAAGGAAAAGAAAAGAGGTAAATAAATCTAACTTTTTAAGGTTTATGTGATTATGTTACTTATCAAACATAAGGAGGTAAGCATAATATGAGTAATGCTATTAACCCAGAACATTATAACAGATTGAACCCACAGCCTAAGGATGTAATCAGAGCGTGGGGCTTAAATTTCAACTTAGGGAGTGCTGTAAAGTACATCTCCAGAGCAGGGCATAAGGATGATATTGTACAGGATCTTAAGAAAGCACAGGAGTTTATCCAGTTTGAGCTTGATGCTATCGAGGGAGCTAGAAGAAAAGAGCCTCCAGTACATCCTAACTGTAAATGCGGTATGAAAGACAAGCCTAAACATGAGGATTTTCTGGAGGCTATGTTAAATGGCTTGTTTATGGGATCTGTAGGACATATCGAGATCACAGGCAAGAGAAAAGGTAAGACCGATGAGGAGATCGCTGAGATCGTAGATAAAACCCTTAAAGATATTATCTCTGGTATGGCAGGAGTAGAGCTGGAGGAGATCAAAGAGGGAAACGGATATACAGAGGTACATATCACAGGTAACAATGTTAATCCGCTGGAGGTAAGAGATTACATTGAGCGAGATCTTAAGGATCGCTTAGCTATGGTGCTGTAAGGAGGGTATATATGAAAATCGTAGATGCAGGATATGAGATCTTAGATACCCTCAACGGAGAGGAAATCTTAAAAAAGATCGAGAGAGTAGCCAGAGTATGTTATAAGAGTGAGGATAAAATCACAGAGGGATCCGCTGAGAAGATGGTAAGAGCTCTCATTAAGAGTAATCACATGGCGATGCTGGAGCATTATTCTTTTAGTGTAAAGTTTATCTGTGATAGAGGTGTATCCCATGAGATTGTACGCCACAGAGTAGCCAGCTATGCACAGGAGAGTACAAGATACTGTAATTACAATAAGAGCGGAGATGTGGCTTTTATCCGCCCTGTATTCTTTGAGGAGGATACTCCAGAGATGGATAATTGGTTAGATAGCTGTATGAGAGCAGAGAAAACCTATAACTATCTGATTAGTGAGGGAAGAACTCCACAGGAGGCAAGATCTGTATTACCTAACAGCCTCAAAACAGAGGTAGTAATGACAGCTAACCTTAGAGAGTGGAGGCACTTCTTAAGCCTTAGAGCTTGCGGATCTACAGGAAAGCCTCATCCACAGATGTTAGAGGTAGCAGTACCGCTCTTAAAGGTGCTCAGAGAGAGAGTACCTGTGGTATTTGATGATCTGGAGCCTATGGAGTGGGAAACAGTTAAATAAAGGCAGAGGTTAGGGAGGGAGAGCTGTAAAAGGCTCTCCTTTTAAGTTAGGAGGGATTATATATGATTATCTTAGTAGGGATCGGATGCTTTGTGGCAGGAGCAGTAATAGGAATTGTAACAATGAGCCTTTGTGTGGCAAGCCATAACAGTAGCTTAGAATTAGAAAACAGGCAAAAGGAGGCAGAGAATGAGTAGTGTTATTTTACAGGATGATCTGAGAGGGTTATTTCCACGAGCAGACGAGATTATTATATCAGAGGTAGGAAAAGAGTATAATGTGCAGATTATAGGAGGGGTAAATGCAACTCCTATACAGCCAGAAATAGCCAGACAGCTAAGGATGGAGTGGTGTGCCTACGGTCAAACGGTAAAGTTAAGTAGGTTGTATCATTTTGATCCAGCAGATAGTAAAAGTAGACTTATTAAACTGTGGGAGGTTACTTTATCAGAAAGAGATCTTTTGTGGAATAGGTCAGAGTGTTTTGGTTTCCAGTATGGAAATACTTGGGTAGTAGATTGGAACCATTGTGATAACCAGATTTTACTTAATAGGTATGGTTTGTACTCTGTGACAGACCGTTATAGAGATGGTTTTGGATATGGAGGGTTAATATGTGCGATTTAGGAAGATGTAAACATACACTCTATATCCTTAAGCATAAGCCAGCATATAAAAAGGGCTGGGGCTGGAGGTGTAGATATTGTGGTAGACCTTATAAAGACCTCAGAGAGGAGGCAGAGTATAAGGAGCGTGAGAGGAGGAGTAGAACATGGTAGCAGGATTATTAAAGCTGGTATTTATCCTTTGTACCATAGCGGTAGTAGGATTATCCGTAGTAGATACCCTCTGGTTTAATGCTATGCCAGAGAGTAACCGTTATAAGAATGTACAGGCGTTTAATGTGGTTACGCTATGGATCGTAGCTATAGTACTTATTATCAAGCTGGTAACGATGTAGGGAGCTAACAGGCTCCCTTTTATTATGCATAGGAAGGAGGTTAGGCGGATGTGTTAGATTATAAAGTAGTATCCCTAGTAGAGGATAAGCTAGGGGAGGTACAGGATCAAAGAGAAAGAGATGCTATGATAAAGTACCTCATACAGGAGGCAGATTTTGAGATAGCGTATTATCTGGTATGTACCTATATTACAAAGAGAAATGTAATGGATCTCCATAAGAGCATTATCTCTAACATATCGAATAGTAAGAGCACGCTGGATCTAGCTCCTAGAGGTTTCGGTAAAAGTACTGTAGGCGATGTGGATTATTGTATTACAAGGATCCTCAGAGATCCTAATATCCGTATTATGATAGGATCCAAAACACAAACACAGGCGGAGGCGTTTCTTAAAGAGGTTCGTACTCACTTTGAGCAGAATGAGGATCTTATTAGAATTTTCGGAGATTGGAAAACCAGTAAGGATAATGTGTGGAATGATAGAGAGTTTACTGTCAATAAGCGTAGCATGATTAAGAAAGAGGCTACTCTAACAGCATTAGGAGCCTCTGGAGCGGTTATTTCTAAGCACTTTGATGTAATTATAGGCGATGATTTAGTAGGGCTGGAAAATGCACGAACTGAAAAGCAGAGGAGTAACCTTATTGAGTGGTTTTATAGCTCTCTTTTCCCTACACTGGAGCCAGATGGAGAGATCCATATACTGGGTACACGATATAACCCATTGGATCTGTATGAGGATCTGATAAAGAGTGGAGATTATGTGGTAAATATCCAGCAAGCTATAAGAGTGATAAACGGTAAGAAAGTATCTCTCTGGGAGGAGAAATTTAGTTTAGAGAGGCTGGAGGCTATTCTTAAGCAGTCTGGTAAGATCATTTTTAATATGCAGTATCAAAATGATACAGAGCTGGCAAAGGGTAAAATTTTTAAGGCTCAGTATTTCAGATATTACGAGGAGTATAAGATTGATTATGATTTTCAGACCGCTAAGGTACGAGTTAAAACAGAGGATGGTATAGATCAGTGGATCAAGGTAAGGCTCTGTTTTGGTTGTGACTTAGCAATATCTGAGAAAGAGCAGGATAAAGGAGATTATTTTGTACTCATGGTAATAGGGGTAGATGCGGATCACAATGTATATGTACTGGATTATGTGAAAGAGAGATTAACCTTTAATACCCAGCTTAATACCATTATCGACTACGGTAGAAATAAATTTCCTATGGTGGAGAGAATAGGCGTGGAAACGGTAGCATATCAGAAATCATTAGCACAGGAGCTTAGGAGGTTATCTTTACTCCCTATTATCAATATCAATACCTCTAAGGACAAAGTAACCAGAGCTATGAGGAGATCGGCTAACTTTGAAAACCACAAGGTATATTTTAGAGAGGATATGGATGATCTGGAGGAGTGCTTACTGTTATTCCCAGAGGTGGATCACGATGATTTATTTGATGCCTTAGATTTTGCTATGACTATGGCAGATGGCGGTAATGAGATCAGAGTACTTAAAAGAGAAGATTTTAGAATTTAGTGTAAAAGCCCTAATAAGTGAGGGCTTATTTTTATGCAGAAAAGGAGGATATAAGTAATATGGCAGAGCTTAGCAGACCGATAGACAGAGAATTTAATGTAGAAGTTGAGGGAGGCAGATTTAGCACCAGTTTTCTTAATGATCTGGTAGATACTCATGTAAATAAGATCGCTCCCAGATATGTAAAGTTTCAAAAGCTGTATGAGGGTAAGCATAAGATCCAGAACAGACCGAGAAAAGATAAAAACAAGCCTAATAACAAGCTGGTAAATGACTTTTTCGGACAGACGATTGATAACACAGTAGGTTATTTTCTGGGTAATCCTATTGTACTTAACTATACAGAGCCTAAAAAGGATAAGGCACCTGTAGAGGCAGATCCAGCGGATGTAGGGGTAGACCTTACAGAGCTGGAGGATACAGCGGTACAGGATGAGTTAGATAAGATCTGTAGTGAAAATGATAAAGACGATCTTTTTATAGAGTGGGGCAAGGAGGCTATGATTAAGGGATTATCCCATATCTTAGTATATCAAGATGAGGAGAGCCATACTAAGATGATGAGAGTATCCCCAGAGGATCTTATTGTGGTGTATAAGAACAGCTCAACAAAGGAGCCAGCCTATAAGATCCGCCTGTATGATATTGATACAGAGGATACTAAAAAAACTACCCACTATGCAGAGGTATATAGCCCTACTAAGATAGAAACTTTTAAGTGTGTAGATGATGGATCCTGTGGGGCTACAGGTAAGGGCAAGGCTAGACAGTTTGCAAGCTATGAGTTTGTA